AAAATCCAAAATCCCATAACCGCACCTCCATTATTTTATCTTTTTCAGTTTTTCTCAGATACACACACCCCAAATGTCTTATGTTTCAGTTTACTCTCTTGGGACAAATTAATCAACAAACCGTTTTCGGTTCTTGTGCATTTTGTGATAAAAAAAACTGGAAATTTGTGCAAATGCTGGTGAATTCGGTTCTCTATACAAATCAATTTTTAAGGCAGGACTCGCTCCTTTCGGACTTGCTCTGACTCCTAATATTTCACTGGTGATCATCAACCTGATATTGCAGAGCGTAGGTGATGGAAGTCAGCCACTTATGAGCAAATATTATGATGAAAAAAGGACAAATGACTTAACCGAAGCGAAACATATGGCTTATACTTTTGCTATTATTTATCTGCCATATTACTCGGATAAATTATATGATAAAATAAGGGACTTTTAGTTGCAGGTTGTTCTGGAGTTTCAAAATCTTCAGTGGAGAGCGATTGGCTATCAGATAAAAACACCAATTTCACATTTTTTGCATATCTTAAATGAGAATGTTATACCACCCAGGAGGACTTATGAAAAAAAATTTTATATCCTTACTTTTTGTTTCTGCTATAACTGTCGGCCTTTTATCAGCCTGCAGCTCTGCACCTGCCGATGATAATGCTACGAATCCTAAAGCTGAAACCGTCACTTCCCAAGTCAATCATGACACCAATTCTTCTCCTGTCTCTGTGACACTGAACGAAGTCGCCCATTCTATCTTCTATGCCCCGCAATACGTTGCGATTGAAAATGGGTATTTTGCGGATGAAGGAATTAATTTGACTCTTGTTACTGGTTTTGGGGTAGTTTAGTTAGTACAAGACAATATTTATTATTTTACCCGCAGTCTCTGACCAACATAGATCACATTCGGATTGCTGATTCCATTCAGCTGCGCAACCTTCTGGTAGGACGTGCCGTATTTAGCTGCAATACCGGAAAGCGTATCTCCAGACTGGACAGTGTAATACTGTGCGGATGAAGCACCTGACTTACCGTTCACGATATTCTGAATTGTATTGTAGTCATATCCGGCAGCTGATAGACGATTCTTTCTGTCGTTTCCATTGCCCCATTTACCGGCAAGAACTTCCTGTGCGATCTGCTCATTTGATTTTCTGGCAAACGCAGCGTTGATCTTGTTCTGTACTTCCGTATACCGGCTGCCGAGAACAATCTTCCTTGTATCTCCATTTCCATATTTACCGGTCTTTGTTTCGTTAACCAGTGCATCTGCAGACAGCGAGTAGATCCGGTCGATAAAGGCCTGTACCTCTACATAGCGTGTTCCAAGTGCTTTCTTTCTCTTCTCTCCATCTCCGTATTTTCCCTTCATGACTCCAACTGCCAGATCAAGTGTAGTGCCAGAAGGTGTATTCCCTTCTGGCTCATATGGCTGTGTCGGCTTAATGGCGTTTCCTTTTCCGGCGTATTTGTTCCATGCGTCCTTATCTCCGTAGAATTTATCCAGATCAAGGTCACCATTCCACCCATTCAGTCTGCCATGTGAGCTGTACTGTCGGATAGCACAGGTGTACGCTTCCTCGTTCCACAGTGCATCCTGGTACCCGGTCGGACTATCATCTGCATACTGCGCAATCCAGAGTCCATAATTGCCAATGTTTGCAAATTTGTATGCGATTGACTGCGAACAGTACAAAAGCGGACGTACACCTGTTTTCTGGTACACATAGTCGAGCCAACTCTTGCACCATACAAAATCACCGTTGCCGAACGCCGGGTTATTCTTCCCCTCCCAGTCAAGGCAGAGAATTGCTTCACCCAAGCGACCGCCAACCTTGTTCAGAAAGTAATCCGCTTCTGCCTGAACGTTGCCACCGTTTGCATAATGGTAAATACCAAGGCACTTTCCAGCATGTCTCGCCTGTGCATAAGCTCTGGCGAAGTCTGTATTTGTGTAGCCTGTTCCCTCCGTTGCCTTAATAATTACAAAATCGTATGGAACCACATTGAGGTCGATTCCACTCTGGTAACTTGCAATATCAATTCCATTCATTGCCATAATACATTCTCCTTCCAAATAAAAAGAGGACGATTATTCGCCCTCTGAATCATTATCCACTTTCACCTGCTCTTCTACCTGCGATCGGATGTGCTTCACAAGCGGCTGCATAAATGCCGGGATATTCACTCCCATGTCCTGAATGTTCTCTAAAATACTGATAATCTCATTGCAGATCAGCCACATTGCCACGACACATGCCACCAGAAATGTGACTGGTGACTTCCAACCAATTGAAGTTGATGCATATAGAAGCATTTCATCTATTATTGCTCCTACAACTACCAGCATCCACATAGATACCTTCTTAAAGATTCCACGGATGCTTTTATAAGAGTTGATATCCTCTGCTCTGTATTTGCTTGCCATAAGTCCGGTAGCATAATCAATCAGATTACATGCCACCAGCAGGATCACCGGCACTGCAAGCACTCCAAGAAGCGCCGACAGGAAAGCAAATACTGCCGTAAAAATTGCTTTGATATAATTTGCCTGTTCCATTTTATATACCTCATTCTTTCTTATTTTACTGTAAAAAAAATAAGACCTTTCGGTCTTGCTCTGATTTCCATATGTTCCTCCATTGAAAAAGGGCCGGTGGTGTTCCGGTCCTTAAATATTTTTATGCAATTCTCTATGTAACTTATCACAATATTTCTTTTCGAATCCATTTTGTCATTTCATCGCCTATTAATCGTTCCGCCATTTATTCAAATAATTCTTAATTATTAGGATAATATCATTTATCACAAATAATGCGAATAATATCATTCCTAAATACTCTTTGCCGATTTTCATCAGCAAAATTGACGACACAAGTACAACTATTCGAATTATTGTTTTATCCTCTTCTTTTTTATTCATAGAATAATCACCTTCTGCTAAACTATAGCTCCTCTTTCGCATAAAATAAATACGCATAATCTGTTTCTTTTGGAGATAAACATTTAGGAGTTTGCGCTAATGTTTGCGTAATGTTTATTATTGAGGCTACTGCCCCCACTATTCCGCTAAATTTATCCAATCCCATTTTCTGTCCTACAACCGTTCCTCCAGCTAATTCAATGCCTAGCTCTGCAAGTTTCCCCATATTAATCTGAGCTTTCATATTCTTTAATAATCGTTTAATTTTTGATTCTTCTAATGTCCTATCGATATCAATCAAAGCATTCTCAATGTTTTCTATGCTTTTTCTTTTTGCAAAATCTGCATCTGGATGAGAAATAATATCTTCGTACATATTATCCAGTAAAGCTCTAAACGCCCGTAATTCACTATTTCTCCTTCGTTTGAAATCAAGAATTTTTTCAAATGGAGTGTCAATAGTTGGAACAGGCAGACAGTTATATAATTCAACTTGCAAGTTTTCTTTTAAAATACTTTGATTTTCTGGAAGAATAATTTCTCTTGTCGGCTGAGCAATTGACCAAATCTCATTTTCCTGTTTAAGATGTTCATTAAACACTGCCAATTGTATATCTAATAATAAATCCGCTCCTATCGACACTGTTCCAGAAAAGTTGCACATTGTTCTTTCCAACACTCCACATTTTAGCAAAAACTCTTCGTCTGGTGTTAGCTCATAACCTATGATATTGTTATTTGGATAATCTATCTTATCCCAATATAATATATATTGTCTTAACTTTTCTGGATCTAATCCACCATATATTTGAAGATTGTTTGCCGAACCTCCGTATTCAATTCCTGCAACGATTCCCCGCATTTTTTATTTCCTCCATATTGTATATTTAACTTATAAATGATACAATATGTTATGTAAATGCATATTGTATCAATAACCAGGATTAAGGTTGCCGCCTTCCTGGTTATTTTTATTTTACCCTCTCTTGCTATGATTAGCAATTTATTTCTGTTTTTCTGCTTTCCACTAGTTAACTAAAGCCATTTTTAGTGAATTTCTTCATTGCCAATATCCATCAGATCATTATACTGTTCCTCAGTAATCCTGCCCGTGGCGAAGAAAATGTCAATCTTATTCTTCAGATCTTCTGTAAGTCCGTTTCTTTCCTTTAATTTTTTCAGTGTCTTGTATAACATAATCATACCTCCAATTCTGTTAATGCTACTGCGTACTCACTGTTCACATAGGCTTCTGCGCTCTGGATGTCAATATCCTGCGCCTTAGCATCCATGTCGTAGATGTAATCTCTAGTGTCTCCTAACTGCTGTTTTACATAGTTCCATCCATTAGCCATGCTAATCGGGTAGTTAAATACTGTATATCCGTCTAACTGGTCTGAATTGACGCTGATGTTTGTTACTGGATAATAGGTTACAAGTTCTTTTAATGCCTGTGTCTGTTCTGGTGTGAGGTCGGTTTCTTGTTGCTCTAATAATTGATAAATCACATCAAAATCAATACTCAGCTCCTTTAATTCTTGCGCGGTATATAATTCATTATTTGGTTTTTTTATATTTTTTATATATAGTGATGTGCCTGATACACATGTTGTCCAATTGCTCCATTTAAATGTTGAAAATATGCACTCTTTACCACCATCTTTACCCGCAGGAGTATCAAGTCTGATAGCTAATCGATATTCTTCATTAATCTCCCCGTTTTTTGTATTAAGTGCTTCCTTTCCACACATTCTAACTACTTTTCCTCGTTCCACATCCACATAATCTGCAATATACTGCTGACCATCAATCGTTACATTGCCGCCAGATGCTACTGGGATGGCGTTGAGAGTGTAGGGGAGCTGGACGGATTGCTCGGTGTATGGCTCGTAAGCTGTAGCTTCTGAACCCATTTCCAACTGGACATCATATGCTTTATCTCCCGCAACGCTTTCATATAAAATAAAGCCTATTTTTTCTACATCTCTTTCGGGAACAAAATTAACAAAATTCTTGTTTGTAAAAATAATGTTATTGCTTTCACCATTCGTGTATCTTAAACATACAAATTTAGGACTTGAAATACTAACTGTGGTTTTTAATGAAAATGTATAAGCATTATTCGCTTTTAAAAGCAACGGTCTGGCGCCAATAGAACTACTTGTTATGTCTACTTGCATAGTATCTGCTGTTGCTATATATGTTCCATTTTTTTGTTCGACGTTTCCTAATGATAATGTTTTAAAATTATCCCATAAATTTTTTCCACACACCTTCATAGTCGGATTCACCACTCTTTTTATCTCCTGCGGATAACCCGGTGATGGGGATTGCTGACCTCCAACATAGGGTTCATATATTGGTTCATTTCCAATACCTAAACATATTTTTGATACATCTAAACCGGGTTCTAAAAGATTCTGTACATATTTAGCATCAATAGTTAATGTACGTGTCGATATAGTAGTATCTTTGTCTAGTCCGAACCACTCACTTTTTGTTTTGTCCGCATTAAAAAAAAGGAAGTTACCGCCACTGAATTTTGTTCCATCTGTAATTGCAAAAACTTTTGTTTCTTTTGGAATCGAAACTTCTACAAAATCTCCATATTTAATGTTAGGAGGAATTAAATTTATGCCTTTATACTTCTTCTGTTCGCTCCGTCCATACAGCATCATATCCATGATTTTCCCATTGTCAGAATCTGCCAGATGAGTTTCACCCTGATTCGATGCATAGAACTTTGTAATTTTGTTGGATAAGTCTTCCTTTAGTGAACCAATATCCTCTTTATTGGTCGCAATCTGCTCAACATTTGCCTGTATTTGCTCAGCACTACCTATATGCTCTTTCAACGATGCGTCTACTGTATTCGCATGTTCTACCGTGGTGTCTAACGCTAACTGCTTCTCTCCAGCGGATCTAATGGAGCTGTCTAATGCCCTCTTAGCTTCTCCGGCTTTTCCAATTGATGATTCCAGCTCTTTCTTCTCTATCCCTGCATTGTTGATCATATCAGAGAGCTCAGTCTTCATTGTGTTGGCGTTCTCGATATTTCCCGAAATACCATCTGCAACACGTTTGATCTCTGCCAGTGTCTCATCTGCCGATGCTGCACTTTCCATCGCAGAGCTTGCAGCATTCTCAGCTCGTTCAGCAGATGCATTGACCGCTACTACCGTCTCTCTAAAGAGATCCGGATCCGTCTCTGGATCTTCTGCCGGAGAGGTTGGCTTACTACGTACCCTGACCGGGATTATAATTTCATATTTGGTGCTTCCTGAAGTCTCATCTGTCAGATAGATATAAGCATAGATTCGGTAATTACTTGTCGCACTGTGTGTCAGTAATTCATCCGGAATCTTTACCTCTGTAACTCCGTCTACCGTCGTGCCGACTCTGGATAATGTCTCTCCTGATTTCTCGTCCAGCGAAAACTGCACTTCCACTGCCAGTGGAAGCTCCGGACCTGTGATCCGGAGCACCTGACCGTAATCATACTGCCATACCCCCAGCGTGGATGCGTATCTGGAATCTAATTTTGCAGATACGATATTGTCCATACTACTGCTCCTCTGTTACAAGTTCTTCTGTTCCGGAATCAATCAGGATCTCTTTTACCTTGTCCTTTAAAAGTCTCGGTACCTGTGAATAAGTTTTCTTTCCTAACATGATCTGCTGCGCCCATAACATTGCCATCATTTCTTTTCCTCCTGAAATTTGTAATAATATGAATAAAAATAAAATGGTTAATACAATTATCGTTTTACTGATATACCATTTCAGACATTTCCAAAATGCATCCTTCGAGCATTTCATTTTTCTCCTCCGCTTTTTTAAGTCGTGTCTCCAGAGCTGCTATCCGGCTGTCCGGATCTTCTCCTTCCCGGTACATCAGCACACCAAGAATGCCGGCCGTGTACTTCACGATTGCATCAAGCTTCGTGTAATTTTCATACACAACGGTATCTGCATCTCGTTCGCTCACAGACATTCTCTTAGTTGTTGTCGGATCAGCGAAGAGCGTCTTCAACTTGTCCTCTGTCGCAGAAATCGTCTTGATCAGAAGTGCGCCATCCGTCTGCTCAGTGACCTGCTGGATCTGCAGTTCCTGACCATCATTGAATGTGATTTTCATTTTTCTGTTTGCCCCTTTCTTCTTTTTAGAGGGATTCTGAACTAAATAGCAATTTAAAAAGTATAAGTGCAGATTCTGGTTGGCAATATATGACCGCCAGCAATCTTTCAGAAAAGCTAAAATTTCGCAAAATAGGTCATGTGGTATTTGTTGCTGGATCGATAAGATTTTCAGATAATGGAAAATTTACAAACGATCAGGCTCTCGGCAGTGTCCCGTCAGGAATGGCACCAAATGGTTATGGCGAATTCGAGTGTCTTATTCCGATAGCTACGCATAATGGTGGATCTGCTGGAACACAAGCACGTATATACATAAAAAATGGTGCAGTATATATCACCGGTACAGATGGTGCCTCATTCGTAATGATTGCAACAACAGCCTATTTTAGCTAACCGGCATAAAAATTCCACGTGTCGCAAAAAGAGTCCATGTGCCTCCATTTTTGTACGAAGTAATATGAAGCTTGTCGCCCTTGGAACATTTACCCATGAAAATAGATGTTAGTTTGTAATAGTTTCCGTTGTTTCCCATATTTACACTGTTTAATGCACAAGAAATTTCTTGTTTATAGCTTTCACTGTTAAGGGCAGAACTTACTATAACGATGAAAACATATGTAACGCCAGATTTCAAAAAATTATTGGTATCCCAGTTTACAGTTCCTTGTGCCGTTGAATCAACGAATATTGGTTTCCTGTTCTCTAAAACTGTATTCGCTTTTGACAAATTGCTACTTAGTTCAGAATCCCTCCTTTGACTGGTTGATAAAGTTACATATATAAAAGCGCATAGCAAAAACACCCGACCAATGCCGAGTGTAAATAAATAAGTTTATTTACTTATGCGCTTAAATATTTAAAGTGATGATACCGTACACCTTCCTGATTCACCGTACAGTATCGCATGGTTGTCTCTGACTTTGCGTGTCCTGCAAATATCATAGCCTCCTGCAGAGGCATTCCGCGGTTCAGTGCATTTGTCAGAGCTGTTCTCCGGAATCGATGCGGATGCGCATTTTCTACGCCCGCCTTCTCTCCGATCCGCCGGATGATATCCTCAATTCCTGTTTTCGTCAGCCGGCTATTCGGTTTCTTACTTCCGACAAATAGTGCCGGATCATTGTCTTTTCTGCTTTCCAGATATTCTTTCAGATACATGTTGGTTCGTTCATTGATGTACACCGTCCTTTCTTTCGCTCCTTTTCCATATACAATCAGCTCTTTATTCGCATACCGGATATCTTCCCTGTTAATCTCTGAAAGCTCCGATACTCTGACCGCTGTGCTATATAGAAATTCTAATAACGCTTTATCCCGAAGACTGCTGCATTTGCGCAGCATCCGCTCCCGTTCTTCATCAGTATATGGTTTTCGGATCTTCTTTTCTACTTTTATAGATTCCACCAACACCATCGGATTTCTCCGAATCCGGTCACGATCTCGCAACCATCCAAAGAAGCTGCTATACACCGCCCGGACATTCTTTAGTGTCTGGTTAGCTACCTTGCGAATCATTTTATAAGTCCGCATGAATCCAGAGATATCTCCTGAATCTATATTCTCCACTGGCTTATTGATATAGGTCAGTAACCGAACCAGTTCATACCGATATTGTTTTACTGTCTTTGGTGCTTTTCCTTCCAGTGCTTTACTCATCAGGAATTCTTCCAGATCCGCTTCCCAGCTCCTGTCTACAACCTGCAGATCCGTTTCCTGAATTACTCTGCATCCGGTAAATGTCATCTGCAGCACTTCTTTCAGCTCACGTAGTTGCATTTCATCTAATACCGGTTGCATTCTTCGCAATACATCCATTATTTTTGCTTCCATACATTGCTCCTTTTTTGCTTTCAGTATATCAACTGGCGTACTGAATTAAGTAGCAATTTGAATAGTTTACTACTCGTGAAGCAAGTAACCATAAAAAGCAATATGAATATTGGCGCTGGCAAAGATTTTGAATATTATATCAAAGCTCCAATAGTAAGTGGCTATACTCCAGTTGGCGTGATTGGTTATGATTTAGTTGGAAATTGGGATGTATGGGTAAATGTTTCCTCTTGCTATTACAATAGTGGAAGCGACTTGATTTATACAAAAGGACATAATTTTGGAACTGGTGCATGCGACGCATTGTTAAACACATTCGTTTTATACAAAAAGGTTTAAGCTATTTCCATCTTGCCTGAATGTAAAAGTTTGTGGACACTTTAAATTGCCCTGTTCGGTTTGCTGTTATAATAAATTTTATAAATGGATACCCGTTTTCCGTAAAGGCGTTTACTATATTTACGTTTGGAAGACCATCGTTCCCCTTCCTATCAATTGTGGCAAGAATCTGATCAATTTTTGTAATTTTTAAAGGCATATCTATTGGATACCATACGATTTCGTCTGAATAATATATTCCATTCGCACTTGAACGTGACACGGTAAATGTATCGACGTTTCCGCCAATTCTCCATATCTCCACAGATCCATTGCTCCACTTTCGATATTTCCACTGGTTTTCTCCGGTATCTTTCGGAGAGCACTCTTTTTCTTCCAGCACATAAACTGATAATTTGCTACTTAATCCAGAAAGTCCATCCGTCACACTCAACAAACTCTTCACTTCTGTAGCATTGATTCCATCATAATGCACTTCAAAAGCCGGGCATTCATCCACAAGATCTCCATTCTGCAAATTTCCCGAAGTGTATGCCGGCACTGCCGGATTACTTGCAACCGGTTTTCCCTGGATTACCTTCCAACTGCAGTTTTCAACCTCTGTCTCTGCATTTCTGGTATACCGATTTACAATAAGATCAATCCTTTTCATTCCCTGACTACCATTTGTCAGTGTAACCTCATCATAAGTACCAATATCCACGCAAGATATACAGCCGTGATGCGCCATCATCCCACTTCGGATTTTCAGCAGATTATTACTGCTAAGTTCCGGCTTCAGATTCTCTCCGCTTGTTATAATATAACTCCCCTGCCCGATAATCCCCTCCAGCATCTGCCGGAACTGCTGCGAAGTCACATGTGGTGATCCGGTTCTTCCAGATACAATTTTCATTCTTCATCTTCTCCTTCCAGTTTATAAGTAATTGATTCCACATCATTCGTAATCTCATAAATGATATTTTCGATTGGTTTTGACATATACATCCCGGTCAGGTAATCCCTGCCACCGACAATATCTCCAATCCCCACCTCGATTCCAAGCTTTGCAACATCCATCTGAAATGTCTTTTTATTCATCAGCTTCTGCAATTGTTCCACGGACGTTTTCTCCAGCTCTGCTGTTTCTGTGCTCGTATTTTCATATACTGCTGAGATCTCATTCAGTCCTTTGTAATACTGCGTCTTTCCAATGCTTCCATCTTTCTGCACATACAGATGGAATATGTTCCTCTCCTGCATTTCCCCTTTTCCGGTTACGACCAGATGATTTACGCCATTTTGTTTATCATCCATCGTGAAATTCATTCGACTGTCCTGTGACAATTCAATCTGCGCAGAATAATCAGTAATCGGAACTGCTTCAATCAGAATATAACATGGTTCATCCTGTTCTTTGATCAACCGGATCTGCAGGCGGTATCCAACACTTTTCAGCATTTTGGTAAGACCTTCCAGTAATGTACAGTACCGGTCAAATTGAAAATTCTTTACAGATATACCCGTATCTTCTGATGAAACTCTGAATAATCCATCAAACTCCGGCTCGATCAGTGTTTTCATTACTTGATTCAGTTCTCCGGATACTGTTTTATAATCCGATCCGGCAGGCGGCTCGATCACCTTATACTGCAGTCTTCCCCGCCATGTGATTCCCTTCAGCTCCACATAATCCAGCGTTGTATCTGTCAGCATCTCTCCGATAATGCCTCCATATTCTGTCTCCGTAATATACACATAGCTTGAAAAGGTCAGCTCCGGATACCAGTTCGACCTTGCAATCTGTACAGAAAATTCGTACTCGCCATTCGTATCCACTGTGATATTTGAGTCCAAAATCGCTCCAAGTTCTCTTCCAGCACTATCTGCAAGAATTATGTCCTTTACCACGGTGGCTCCCTCCTGTTCAAAAATAAGGTCAGGTCAAATCCATAATCCCCGGACCAGTTAATATTTAAAAGCCCGGATGGTATTCTCTCGAAAACAGTTTGTTTCTGTGCTCTCTGATTAAATAAATTTTGTACCGTTCCATTCGTCAAATATCTTCGGATCGTTCTTCTCTGGCTATCTATGATCAGATATTCCCTGCTTTCAAGCGTTACGAAAAACTCATAAGGATAATCGTTGATCAGAATCTTCGGATTTACACATGGTCCGTAAATGATCATCCGGTACTCGCTTGGAATGATGTGATCAACATCCCATGCTGCGATTCCTCTTTTTTCTCCGGCAAAATCAAACGGATAGTCATACTGAAAGTCGATTCCGGATGCTGCCGTTTCTTCCAATTGCGGAAAAAACTGTCTTGTCGCTTCTACTACCCATACAAGCTCTGGAGCCTGGAAGGTGATCTCCACTTCCGAATACACATATCCCTTCCATCCTTCTTTCGCTGACTTCAACACCTTGCATCTTAAATATGCACCATTCACGTACAGCTTCCCGTAGGTATCATTTTCTGCATCAACTGCAATGATCCGGTATAGCTGCTCCATATTCGCCTGAAATTCTTCCCGCTTTCCAAACACATCAATCGTCACTGTTTTCTCATATCCGTCCGAAGATTCTGACCAGTCCGCATCGAACCAGTCAGTCTTCGTTGTACGAAAAGGAGCTTTCAAAAGATTTAGCTTTTCGCCGTTCATATTTTCATAATATACAATCATACCTGTGGCACTGCTCCTTTCGGTAATGGTCTGTCTATCCGTTTCGTATCCAGGAATACCGGCTTATTACCATTTTCTTTTGCAATCTTCCTCTGGATACGTTCAAATCTGTCGTAATCAAATCCCTGATCCTTAAAGATCGGATTATTCTTTATTCCACCAACCGTTTTATCTGGATTAACGGATGTCGTAAGCTGTACACTTCTCTGCAGGCTCTGGACTGCTTTTTGTACTCCGGCATTCATGGATCCGACCGGAATATTCTTCTCAAATCCGATTCCCATACCAAGAGCCATCATCTTACCAACCTGGTCCCGGAATACTCTCGATGGCGAATGAATACCAAGCTTTGACTTGATTGCATCTAATGCGCTACTTGCCGCAGATGTTGCCGCGCTGATCAGGCTTCCTACCGCACTGGATATACCACTTGCAATTCCGGAAATGATATTCATACCAACGCTGCCCCAGTTTACACTGGTAAATGCATTCTTGATCTGGCTGATCATGGATGGAATCTTACCAAGAAGCGCCGGAATTCCCTGAACCAGTCCGACTGCGAGCTGTGTGATGATCTTCACACCAGTCTGTATAATCTTCGGCAGGTTCGTAATAATCGTAGATGCCAGCTTTCCGATGATAACCGGTGCTTTCGCTGCCACCTGTGGAATCGCATTTGCAATTCCCTGTGCCAAGCCTTCCATTAACTGCAATCCGGAAGTAATTAACTGCGGAAGATTACTGATCAGCGACTCAACCAGAGTCAGGATCATCTGTACTGCTGCCGGAATTAACTGCGGAAGTTGTGCGCCCAGGCTGCTTACCAGAGTTGCTATGATGCTTGCGCCTACGGAAATGAGCGATGGTAGATTTGCCGTAATTGCATTCATCAATCCCAGAATCAGGGTTGCACCTGATGAAATCAGTCCCGGAAGTGCTGCTGTGATTCCTGCTCCAAAGTTGGATATGATCTCCGGTCCTTTGGTCTGCGCCAGAAGCAGGATCTGGTCAATCTGTGTACCAAACTGACTGTAAACCAGTCCAAGACCGGCTACCACAACGGCTGCAACTGCACCGAAATTCATCAACCCTACAAATGATGGAATGAAGCCGGCTACTGTTCCAAGAACTCCCTGCAAAGCAGAACCAACCTGTCCGCCCCATGCTCCCAGATAACCGACAGTATCTCCAAGTAGCGAAAATGCACTTGTAATTCTAGGAATTTTTGATGCTATCGCTGATCCGATTTTTCCAACTGCCCCACCAACTTTACCCGGGACGCCAGAAACTACCTTGCCGATCTTTCCGACAGTAGCTGACAGTTTCGGAGTCAGTACCTGAAATGGTCCTGTAATTGCACTGCCAAGCCCTTTCAGGCTACCCGTAAAATCTTTCTGAAAATTTGTAGCCGATTTTGTTGCGCTTTTGAATCCCTTCGGAAGCTTTCCAAGCTCAGACAAAACACCTGTTGTAATTCCACTAAATCCCTCAACAGCTGACTGTACATTACCGATCTGTGATCCGAATAATGAGATCACCGGTCCGGCTCCTGCAAGCACTGCCGCACTCTTACCAAGATTCATGAGCTCATCCGTGCTCATGTTCTTTAACTTATCTGCTAATTTTCCGACACTATCTGTAAGTCCCTTTAATTGCGGAACCGCTTCACCGATTTTTCCGGATAAGGATTCCACCACATCCATTCCGGTCTTTCCCAGACGCGGGATCATTTGACCAAGATTATTTAAGATATTCTTTGCCGCTGTCCAGAATGTGTCAACCAGGTCGTTCGCACTGATTACACCGGCTTCAAAATTTTCCCAGGCGGCTTTAGCAGAATTAACAGAACCTTCAATCGTTGTAGAGGCTTCTTTTGCGGAAGTTCCTGTGATTCCGAGATTTTGCTGGACTTTGTGAATTGCCTGAATCATCTGGTCAAACGTCACGTTATCCAGATCTTCTATCTTTTCATTTAAGATACCGGAATCATTGATCAATCGGATCATTTCCGACTGTGTACCGCCGTAACCTAATTTAAGGTTATCCAGCATCGTATAATTCTGCTTTGCAAAACCTTGATAGGCATTCTGGATATCCTGCATATTCGTACCCATCTTATTGGCATTATCTGCCATGTCGATAATCGCCATATCTGCAATTTCTGCAGCCTTTGCAGTATCTCCGCCTAAGCCCTGTAGTAATGATGCTGAAAAGCTTGTAACCGTTGACATGTAATCATTAGCAGAAAGCTGTGCTGTTTTGAACGCATTGTTTGCGTTCCTGATCACTGTCTTGGCACTATCTTTAAATAATGTCTCTACACCACCAATCTGCTGCTCCATATTGGCGACTACACCAAGAGAAGACTTTACAATCGCCGCCGCTCCAGCTCCTACAGCTGCAACAGCTCCGGTCATTGCCTTGCTGACTACAGATAAGCCACTTTTTCCAAGACTTCCAAGCTTATTTATGCCTTCATTGAACCCATTCTCATTGATTTTGGTATCAAAATTCAAATATCCATCTGCCATACTATCATCCTTTCTGATAGCACGGCTCAGGGGCTCACAAGTGCTTAATTCTTAATCTTTATCTCCACCTCCCGTCGGCATTTGCGGCATTTCAGATACAGTCCGCTACACACTGCAGTATCTGTGTAAACAAGCAGATGCTGCCCGCAGTACGGACACGGATACCACTCACGCCGTGTCGGTATTTTAATTTCCATCATGAGAACATATCTCCAATCTCATAATCATCAAGCTTTCGCTGTTTCTTTTTCAGCGCAACAGCTCTCTGGATCTTCTTGATCCGTTTCCGTTCGTCCTTATCCCGGATTGTTCCAGGATCAATCGAACGGTACATGATCCGTTGTTTAATCTCGGTATCATCCGGCAGCCAGTCAAACAGGCTCCGGAACTCCCACCAGTGCATATAGTCGATCTGCTGCAAATCAATTCCATATGCCTCCCGGAACGCTGCATAAATGCAGCCGGCATCTTCCGAAAAAGAAAATACCGGCTTCCCGCTTTTCTGCTGCTCTTCCTCTTTATCTTCCAGATCATCCTGGTACATCCTTTTGCACATCAGGAAATCTCCAAGTGCATAAATTGCAGCTTCAATATCATCCGGAATCTGATCCAGATACCACTGCAACAGAAGTCCGCACTTCATCCGCCACGGAACCGAGTCGTCTTCAACCAGCTCCGTAAAACGGATCCATTCACGGAAATCTGTCACAATCGGGTAGTACTCCCCGTTCACCTTGACTTCTTCCGGAAACTGCTCATATAAAATATTCATGCTCTGCTACCTTCCGGTATTGGAATATTTTCCTTTACCATACTGTTTCTGGTAGTTTCTTCTCTGCTGACGGTTTCCATTTGGCTGTGACTGCGGATGCGGGAACTGCTGCGTTGTATTTTGATTTGGTACATACTTATCATATTTATCGTCCAGTTTCTTTGTTTCCGCTGTTTCAAAGTCTAACAGTGATTCTGCCGCTTCAGTGCACAACTTGATGCTGTTCTTTCCGCAAAGGATACGCTCCCCGGCTCCATCGCCAAAAAGGGTATCGAAGAACACATAAAAACACGCGCACTGCGCGCGGATGATATCACTCTGCTTTCCGGTTATGGGAACCTTTTTCCCTGCTTCAAACATTTCTGCTTTTGCTTCCTCTAACACATCCAAAAAATCCGCATCCGTGAAATCCACTTCTGCTTCAAAATTTCCAAATTTCCAAAGGCTCATAGGCTCACTCTCCCATTTCTTCTTTATTCTCCGCCAGCAGTGAATGTACAGGTCTTCCATCCGTCTGTGGTGGTTGCAGTACCCTTTGTGATTTCTCCGGCCGCTTTAAAGCTGCCTTTGTAAATCAGGGCATCCGTGCCGTCACCTTCTGTGTCCGGAATTACACTCCATGTTCTCTTTCGTGCGGTACAAGTTGTTTCCGATGTCTTCTGCTCAAACAAATCTACCACCACAATATCAACCTGTGCTTCTGTTCCGAGAATCTCATCATCGGTAATTGCTGCAATTTTTTCATGTACCGGATCATTGGTATATCGATCAAATTCGTAATCGATTGCCGGCGCATAACCGACTACGTCACTTCTTTCAGACGCCTCATCCACATACTGCCGGCTGTATTCTGTTGAGTTCTTTCCATCTGACAGAGAGGTAAATCCCGTCATTCTGGTAAATGTTTTTCCTGATCCGTCAGCATCCATAAAAGCCACTCTCTTATGTCTGCCAACTAACATTTTTTCACTTGCCATTTCTTCACACTCCTTACTTATAAATCAATCTGCATATCATCTGATACCGTCCCAAATCGGCCTCTGTACTAAACAAATAGCCGGACTGCAGCACTTCAACTTTTATAGCATCGTGCCCGTCCAGCTCTGGAACAATATCATTCAAGTTGTTCTGTTCTGTCCACTCTTCAAAGTTCTGATAAAAACCACTGTTGGCAATACCGGTTCTTGCATCCCCATCGTAGGCTTCCTTACTTGTCAGAGCGAACTGGAACTGCTTCAGGCAGCCCCCATCCACATATCTCTTATAGATAGGATCTACGCCGATTGGATCAATGGAATATTCCATTCCATCACCAAGATAATCAATATTGATCTTTCGGTTATCAATATCCGGATACATCCTCACATACTCCCGGATACTATCAATAATCGGTTTCCGTTTACTGTCCGGCAAGTTTCTCAGCTCCTTCCCTTATGGCATCTTTATGGCTCGCTTTCATTGTTTCAAACCATCTTGCCTTAGTTTTATGCTCGTAATACTGCCGGCGGGCATATGGGGCAAGGTATTCAATAGAACCAGAACCAACCACCGTACCAAGCGTCCCGGACTTAATCAGCATCCCGGTTCTTCTCGGTGTCAATGGATTCATGTAGCGTAGACACTCGGAATCCACAAATGCCTGCGCCCTTGAAAATCCCTCCGCTTTTTTCTGTGCGAATCCCGGAGCCCATTCCAGCCGTGCCGTGGTAGAACCATTCTTACCAGTCACCGTAAATACGCTGCCTCTCGGAGTTGTGATCCGGAATTCTTTCTTTCCTGCCATCTTACTCGCCTCCGATCCGCCAGTGCGGAGTCGTACCAAACCGGTTGTCCGACCAGCTTGTCACCTTGCAGTGCTTCTGGAACACGGCTTTCAGATCTGCAGGTCTTTCAATCGCAATCTGACACTCTCCCAGAACAATCTGATCATCATTCTGTATGGTCCAGTATCCATAACCGCCACAGCAGGCGAACTGATCCGGCGGAAGATACTGCCCTGCTTCCGGAATATCCGCGGGAATCCGGATTTTGTAAACCTCCGCACTTTTCAGTCCGTTATCCGTAACTGCAGTCTTATGGTCCACATGGACGTGGACACCATGCAGAACGGTTCGGATCCAGGTATCGTAATGTGTGGAATCACCGCTTATTCTGTTATAAACTGTCACATCTGCATTTGTGATCACACTGCATCGCCACCTTCCTCGACAGCCATCCGGTAGGAAGAAGATATGGATATGCTGCATCGTATGCTTTCTTCTTCACTACCTCTTCCGCTGTTTTTCCGTCACTTTGTTCTGTGACGTAGGTTACACTGTACCCGTCATTGTTTTCCGACTTAACAGGCGCGGTACCGGTCTGTTGCTGTGCATTGTATTTATAATATACCTCCGCTACAGCACAGACTGCATCGTTCACCGCTTCATTTTCTTCCACGAAGATATCTCCTCTTGTGTACGTCAAATGCCGGATATAAGCCTCTGCCTGTTTCTTGGCTTTCTTGAAGTCCTGTTCCGGGATGACGTCACCAGCATATTCACCTACATAATATCCATACGTTGTCTGCATGGATCATCACCTTCCCTTACTCGCCGGCTTTCATGACTGCAAACGGGCATCTCTTTGTTTTGTCTGCCTTAAGAGCGTTGATTGGATTCGGAATTTCCCATCCGAGACGCATTACAGCACGAAGAGCGACCATGTCATTCTGCATCAGGTTGTATGCGATAGTTCCGTCTGTGTTCTGTACAACACCCTCTGTGAAGAGTTTGAATGTAATATCCTGACGGATAGAATATACGAGCTGTGAGAAATCTCCGGAAATCATAAGAGCCTTTGATTTGTCAAACGCACCGTTGTTCGGGAAGTTCATCGGAGATCCGTCAAGCGCATACTGTGTGGTTCCCTGTAAATCCTGTTTGAACAGTGGATCTCCATTTGCATTTTTCAGACCTCTGAGTTTCGCCCTCATGGAAATGTCCGCCATGTGACCGTTTACGAAGTATCCGCAGTCCTCAACCTTTGCGATCACTCCGTCCTCTGCCATGATCTTGTCATACAGACTGTCTGCGGATCCTAATGTAACCACTGCATTTGCTTTTGTTGCTGTAGCTACTACATCGTCTCTCCATGTAGACGGCTTATTCTCTCCGAACAGCACAGCCGAATCAATAACCTTGCCAAAAGCTTCTGTTACTCTCGGTTTTACTTCTCCCCAGATGTCATACTCAGAATCATCCAAAACTGCTTCCGGAATTGGAACAATAACCGCAATCTCTTCGGCAGTGATGAACTTCTTGTCCCATGCCTGCTTTGTAGTTTTCTTCTGTCCGGTATCACCGTTTACGAAATATGCAATCGGCAGCATATCCAGTACCGGCATTTTGTACTGTCTGCTTGTCATGTTCGCCAATTTACGACCTCTTGACAGGACGGCTGACTGTGCGATCGTTCCCTGAATGATCTCATTGGATTCCTGAGTCGGAATCAGAGTCTCCGCTCCAGTACGATCAATGATGTTTACATCATCTTCAAACAATCTTAAATTCATTCTTTTATTCTGCATTTACTCTACCTCCATTATCTTCGTGCGGCAGCTCTGATCCGGTCATTGATGGAAGCGTTCATGTTTCCACCAGCACCATTGGAAGCATTACCTGCTGAAGAATCTGCAATACGGTAAGAACTACCACCTGCATATCTTGGATTCTCCTTCAGGAACTTCTCTGCTGCCTTTTCAAATGTCGTTTTATCATCTACCATTTTGGAAACCTTGTAAGTCACATAGTCCAGATCATCGGTCTTGACACCTTTTCCGGATAAGAACTTCTCGTTCTTCATCTGCTGGACTTCATTTCTGGAATTTTCCAGATCCTGCTGCAGCTGTGTCACATTCGGCTGATTCTTTTTCTGCTGTTCCTTATAATCGGCAATTGCCTGATTCACCTGCTGTTCTGTCATTCCCTGCTGCTGAAAATAAGAACGAAGTGCCGCTTTTTCAGCTCTGTCTGCTCTCGCATTGGCAATCTCTTCTGCCTGCGCAAAACTGTACGATCCCTGGTTTCCTGTTCCACCGGCATTTCCCTGGTTGCCGTTACCTGTTCCAGCGTTTCCACCCTGTCCACCAGAGCCAGCTCCGCCGCCGTCTTCAAAGAGCTGCAAAAACATTCTTTTTCTCATGCTTACCTCCAAATATGAGTGTTTTTCCAGAGCTTTTTCTGTCTTCATGTTTTGGACATAATAAAAAGCACCCTCACTGGATGCTCATTTACTCAAATTGTATGCAATTGTATTCCTGGTCAATTACTGCAATCCCCAAGAACCATGAATCCACCAGAAGTTTCCCACCATCTGACAGATCTTCCCATTCGATCACAGTCATCCCACTGGCTGTTTCTGCACGGATTCTGTCACCTGTCAGATCTTTCAGGGAATTGATCAGATTACATGTTAGCGCTGATACTGCCGCACATACCCGGTCAATCCCATCTGGACTCTTCTGGCAGGCATGACCGTTCATACGGATGCTGCGATCTGTTATTTTGATTGTTATCATAAATTCTTTACTCCTTTGACTCTATAATGGTTACTGTTCCTTCAAAGACTCCAAAATTTGACTGCTGTTGGAATGTATGGGTTTCAGCAATATCCTCATTAGTCATTGGTCTTGTAAGGTACCATAAAGAATTATCTTTCCAGGTAATTTCTTCCAGTTTCTGATTTGGCTCAAGCTTTATCGTTGTCTTCCCACCATAACTTTTCGTGGCGGTCTGGCATCCAGTTAAACCTGCTATCAATATGCTGATAGCCGTTAATACTGCTACTGCTTTATTTTTCATTGCTGTTTCTCCTAAAAATGAGTACAAAAATACCACCGGTCTTATCAACTGGTGGTAACTACACAACTGCTTTTAACGCTTTGTTGTATTCAATTTCCAACTCACGTTTAAATTTTTCAATCTCTTCTGGTTTCATTCCCGGTTCTCCAGATGCGCAAATATCAGGCATTTCTTCATTCAATATTCTTGTAGCCCTTGGCTGTTCCTTATACATTTCGTCATAATGAATAATTAACATTCCTTCCAGTTCACAAGAAAAATCATAGATATCCTCTGGAGTATTTTCCAAAAAATCTTTGATATAATTCATTACCTTCTCAAACATTTCCCCATGCCTCCTTTGGAGCCCTTCTTCTTACAACAGATACGATATCTCCAGTTTTTTTATTTCTAACAACTAATAACTGTAATTCATGAATGAAATAGATTTGTTTATCTTCTCCCTCTGTATAATTAGGTGTACCTTTAATAATTTTTATCAGCATTTCTTCTGACACTTCCGGTAAGCCAGGTTTATTCAATCGAGGAAGTCGACTAAGTGCATGTACAGACATTACAACATTTTCTTTTGCAAATCTATCATACGCCTGTTTAGACGTGTTCTTAAATTCTTCTGACCAATCTTTCTTGTCAATCTCAAGATATGTGAAAAATTTGCTTTGAACCTTTTCCCATTCCTCACTATCATTATATTTCACCTGACCGAACTTGGCAAGCGTTCCAACGGAATCTCCCAGAACTTCTTTGTACCGCTTATACTGTGCAATATCTTTTAAGGCGTTCTGAATCATCTCCGGTGGGAATAACTTATTCTGCGTTTTATTATTGGTTGCAATTTTACCACGCATATCCAGATAAATCCGCTCTCTTTCCTCTTTCAATCCCATTTTACGAGAAAACGCCGCATATTCGTTAAGCTGCCCCTGATATTTGGCTTTTTGAAGCATAACCTCCTGCCGATCAGCACCGCCATCCTGAAGCATCTGCACCTTTTCTCGCTGCGCTCTCATTGCTGTTTCCATTTGGCGTTGTCTCTGCTTTGCCTCATACAAAGTGTACTCCTTATCCCGGAACTCTTTTGGCTTGCTTTCCTTCCTGTTCTGTTCTTCCAGCCATTCATCTGACCAGTTACGCTGTGAAATGCCAGGAAAGAATGGGTAATAAGTATGATAACAATTGGCTCCCAGAAGTCCTGTCACTGTACCAAGTCCACAGACTGAATACAATTGTTCTTTTGTCCACACCTGACCTTGCCATACCGCATGAGTCGGACGGGCTCCGGCATGCCACTCAACCTCAAAATACTCTGTTCCGAGCTTCTTGGCATTGTAGTCTGCTATTTCTCCGGTAAGATTCGCCACACCAGTCATCACAGCTCTTCTGGCAGCCACTTCTACCCGGCTTGCATATCCGGAGCCGTACTCAATCTTCCGGAGTCCACTGTTGGTAAGCTGCGTAACTACTCTTCGTAGCACGCTACCATAATCAAAAGCACCGGTCACAATATCATAACAGGCATTGTCCAGATAGTTGCTGTAGACCTGTGATAGTGGTGTCAGGACTTTCTTGCCATTGTAATCTAAGTAAAAGCCAAGTGACTTAGTTACATTCTCCAGATCTTCCAGACTCTGCCGGATAATAGCATCTGTGATCTGCTTGAGCTGTTCATTCTTCTCAAACAGGATAAACTCTGCATTGATCTGTTCGTAAATGTCCTTGTTCCGGACGTATTCCCAGTCGATCACTTTATCATACAGTTCAAACATTTCCGGATAAGACGCATCCAGTGTTTTCTTGATATCTCTTTCGATATCCTCGGAAGAATATCCCAGAATCCGAAGTCTATTGATCTGCCAGTCTGCTGTACTGGTGATCTCGCCGGTCTTTTTGATCCGCCGGGCAATGTCCTGCAGAATCCGTTCTTCCAGACCTATGTACCGCGCTGCAATCTTACTGGCAATCTTTTCTTTGTAATCATCCCGCATCCTACTCCATCACCTGATTCTGCTCTGGCAGATTCTTTTTTGCCTGTTCTACAGTTTCACCATACCATTTTGCACGGTACTCTTCATGCCGCATAACACCCATGCTCACATCCTGACGGTCCTGCTGGCGTTCTGCCCCTTTGTCCTCAATGATGGAATCGTCAAAATCAATCACAACGTCCGTGTTCTGATCCAGTGTATTGCCGGTTACAATACCGAGACGGATAATGATTCTGATCAGCCTCTTCAGGACATCTTCCAGAATTGTCTCATGCTTCTTTAACATTCGGTACATATCTGAGTTCTCGGAAATAATCTCGGTCGCTGTCTTTGCCCCAGCTCCGTCAAATCGGTATCTTTCCGTACCGAATCCACATTTCAGAGACAGATAATTCAGATCATCATTGATTGCCTTGCTGTGCTGTTCTACCCGGAGGCTCATATCCACTTCCTTGATCAGACCGGTCTGGCTCTTATCGTAATCTTCCGGAAGCGAATAGAACACACTGTCATCCGGATCAAAGCTTGGAGATCCGTCTTCGTTCGTCAGCATTTCCGGAGCGACAAAGATTCTTTTTCTTCCAAGATCAAACTCATTGCAGTAAGAATCAAACTCCATATCCAGCTTTTTAAGCGTATCGATGGCATTTGCAAAAATCGCAATTCCCATTGGATTGCATTCATCCGCATTGTTTGTGATATTCAGCCTGTCAATGACAAACTGTGGTTCTGTGGATCCTGTCTCTGTTCTGGCTGCCAGATTTGCAAATGGTTTCAGCTGTTTCCACTCCTGTTCTGTCAGCTCACGTCCTTCTGCACTGCCTTTCGTGCATTCCAGGACATTATTTTCAATCACATACATCCCATCTGGCTCAATCCGATGGAACTGAATCTGCACGTATTTCTTCTGGCGAACAGTATGGACAAACGTAAAAACGCATTCTGTGACGTTCCCGTTATTCCAACTGACCGGATAGATGTTCTTGGCATCCACATAGTTGATTCCAATCTCACCTGCAGATATCGTTCCGTCTTCCTGTACAACCGCATTGTACAGATAAGGGATATATGCCACGGTCCCGGAATACGCTTTCCGTTCCTGGTAATCATTTCCCATAACCAGAAAATGATTGTTATCCAGAACCTTCCGCACAAATTCCTGTGTCGTTTCGTCTTCCAGTGTGATCATAACTCTCTCATTCAGCAGCAGATCAGCAATGTCTTCCGACAGCTTCTTTGCCATTCCCATGCTTTTCCTGCGACATCGTTTACTTGTCCCGCGTCCGGTATACACCTTGTAGAACGTAAACTGCCGGACATTGGAATTATACCAGCTGATCCACTCATCGATCTTCCGGTAGAACGAAGCATCTACCGTATCGATTCCTTTTTTCCTGAAATAATTAAAGATATTCATCCTCTTCTCTCACCTCCCTGCTGCTGATATCGCATATGTCTATTTCTTCCGGCGTTTCATCTTTAGGTAGCCAATGTTTGATCTTGCTCCAGGCGCCCATAACCACATAACGTATAGCATCCATGCAGTGATCCGCTTCCTTCACCGGCACTTCTTTTCCCTTTTCAATGGATTTCTTATCATACTCGTAGGTTCCAAACTCCTGCACCGCGTATTCCTGTTTTGGAGAAATCGACATGATATCAAACACCAATACTTTCTGTACCCGGCTGATGCCAAGAGCCACATCATTTTCCGCATCCCGCAGAAACACCTGATAGTCCAGTCCGGTTCTGGTAGCTCTCCTAACCTCTTCTGCCAGACCTCTTGCAGATGGATCCAAAAAAATATAAAAGATCCGGTTATCATACTGTTCATGCAGCCCATCCATGAACTCAACCAGATCTCTTGCATATTCAGACGGGCTCTTCTGTCTTCCAGATTCCCGTCCACTGTGATAATACTCTCCAAGTCCCGGAAATTTCTTCCGGTAAGTGTCCAGACCAAACGCTTCAAATGTTGTTGCATTCTGCTGACCATAGTCACCGCCAATGTAAATCCGGTCATATCTTCTGTCCGGATCCGGCTTCTTTCTGTGCCGATCAGAAAACATATAATAGATCAGCTCATCCACGCCGATCGCTTCACCGAGCCATACCCACCGGTACATTTTCGGATCTGATTTCTTCATCATCTCAGCGGATGCAATCAGGTCAGGACCTAACCAGTCCACTGGCACATCCCGGTAATCCGTGTGAATATGGATGCAGTCTTCACGCTTTTCCATTTTCTTGCACCACAGATTGATTGGAGCATTCGGATTCTTTGGCGGGTTATACAGATAAATCATCTGGAACCCACCTTTATTTCCACGGACGAACGTTGCCTCAATGTTGGTCAGCTCATCTTCGCCCTCACCATCATCAAAGAACTCTGTCAGCTCATCCAGTACAACCAGCTTGATCGGCTTATCCTCATCGATAATACCTTTCGTATCGTCAATACCGTCTGATCCGGCGAAGTACATCGTTGTCCCATACTTTTTGTAAGTGATTTCCATCGGGGATTTCGTAATTCGGAACTTGTTTTTCGGTATTTGCAAACGGCTGATCCCCCGCAGCATTTCCTTGTATACCGTCTTTCTGAGCTTGTTATGGTGCTTACGCAGCACAACAACAGATCCATTGGCATCCGATACGAGCTGATAATCTGACCGGATGGAAGCATAACTGGACTTTGTTCCCGCTCTCCCAGAAGTCAGGATAATGTGCTTGATACTCCGGTTGTTAAATATCTGCAGATACTTCGGAATTATGATCTCCGATATCCGGACCTGTTTCTTCTGGTGCGTCATTGATAATCTCTACTCCTTCATCCTCATCTCCGTTTCCACCACTCATTCTGGCGGTGTTTGTACGGATCTGTTCAATTCTGGCTTTCTGTTCTTCACTTGCAGCTTCCCAGTCTTTATGCAGCATTTCATCATACTGCTTGATCATTGCCCGGAGCTCCCCTTGTGCTCTTGCCTGCGCCTTCAGGAAGTTCTCCTGTTTGTCCCATGCCTGTTGTACTTCCCATTTCTCGCCAATTACGTTCCCGTCTTTCTCTTCGACCTTCTCAACGGTCTTGTCTGCCTGATCTTTAACATATGCAATTCTCTGCGCTCTAACGATTGCAGCATAGGCAATCTGTATCTGATGCCACAACAGATCAAGCGGATCAGCCTGTTCAATGGCAAAAAAAATCTCCCGTGTTTCATCCGGGAGATACTTGCTGAAGAATCCGTATTTTTCAGCATTCTTATTCTGTTCAGGTGCTCCACCGCCATTTCCGACAGCATTTTTATTCTTTGGCTGTCCACCTCTTTTTCTTATCCGAACGTTCGTTTTCTTATCCGAGCTCATACCCGAACGTTCGTTTTCCCATTTATGAGTACACTTCCAACGCCGAACTGTTCCTTCTGGCAAACTTAGCTGACTTGCAATCTCAACCAACTTCATGCCCTGTAGGTACATGGCTTTCGCCTGTTCGATTCGTGGATCCGGTGCTCTCGCCATGTACCATCACCTCTCATTCGTGTTGTTTTGACTTTTGCTAATGCTCATCATCTTCCTGAAATACCAATGCGCCAACCGGTATTGTGGCGTCTTCATTCTTTTTTATTTCTTCTCTAATCTCCTTATTTTTGCCCCTTGTTATCGTATCTTTTAATGCCGCCCAAACTGCAATGCACACTGCACAACACACAACAATTTCTATAACTCTCATCGGCAATTTCTCAGGTCTTTTTGTATCGAAAATTGCAAGCAAAAATGTTCCTACAGTAGACATTCCAAAACCGATATTCAAATTTGTCTTTTCTGCCACGATTCCTTTTGCCAATCTATAAGCCTTCCGCTTTTCTTCTTTTATTACTTTAACTTTTCCTCTGTCATTCTTAAGCAACGGTAATCTAGCGCTTGCATTTTGCACACCTTCTAGGATATTATCCTTCCCCATATTTATTCCGTTTAATGAAGCAAATAAAAGTCCCATTATCACCAAACTATTTCCAATTCCCCATAATATTATATCCATACTTTCCATCCACCGATAAATCTAACCTCATAATACCTCTTTTTCTGGCACTTGGCAACGAAAAAGACGACCTGTCACCAGATCGCCCTTTTATCACACTTACCGTCGGAGAACTTATTGTGAAAATGTCACATCCGAAAAGCTCTTTTCTTTCGCTTCTCGATGTTATCATAATACCACAGATGCTACTGACATTCACTGACATCTTTTTCCGGAAGCCGAAAATTTACCAGTGCCTTCCCGTGAAATCGATAGATCTGCCGTTCTGAAAACTTCATCTTCTCTGCAATCTCCCACCAATCCATCCCACGGATATACCGGTAAAACAGCACGTCTTTCTCATTTTCGCTCCGCAGCCTTTTGATCTGCCGTACAATCTCCTGATATTCCACCATCCGTACATATCGTTCTTTTATCAGCTCCGATACCATACGGTCAAGCTCTGCAGCATAACCGGACAGATCTCCCTGACTGCTCCCGTGTGGCATCCCATCATTATTCATCGATGGGGAAATCTTCATAGATCGCAACTCTGCTATTTCCGCATTGATTCTATGTATCCTCCGGACATGGATCCTGTACTGTCTCAGATACTCTTTCTTTTTCTCATTTTCCGTCATTTCTTTTTCTTCGATCTGCAATGGTATCCACCTCCGCTGTAATGTCATACTTCTTTGCCAGATATTCTGCAACGCTTACGCTCTGGTAAGCCGGTCGCTTAAATCTCTCCAACGCCTTTGCATCATGCCGGCTCTCCAGTTCCTCATAATGCTGCTGTCTATCTCTCCGCTGCTCTTTTCTGCTTCGTTTCTCCTGCAAATTATCACCTTCTATCCTTTGAACACTTCCGGAAGTGGCATCCACGCCGCAACCTTATACGGTTCTCCTGTCTCATCAAACCAAACACCCGTTTGGGAATAATACAGCGTTGTCGCCTTATCTGCTCCCTCGATCGTGACCAGAAACTCCGCTGCATATGCACTTCTGACATACGATTCTATGAACTCCCGTTGATTTGGAAGTCGATCTGCTGTTGGAATCCATCCATGCTCTTCCTTGTATTTTTCTACCGCATCCTGCCGAAGCATCTCAATCAATTCTGCACTATTCCCTGTATCACTCGGTTTCATTATCTCTTACCTCCAGACTTTTTCAAAACATCCCCGATGCAAAAATACTTCTGTCCCACGTTTTGTTTTTATGTATTCAACATCTGCCAGTTCATCACTCCCCCGGATATATTCTTTACACCCGGGACAAATGGCACATCCCCTATGCCTTTCCTTGTACTTCTCCAATAGACTCTTTTTTTTCTTGTCCGTTAATTCAATCACATTATCCCCTCCTGACGGATCTTCCGGATTCTTGCTTTCAAGCTTTCCATTACCCAGTTCTGGACATCCTCTTTCTTCTCCAGTGCTAGCATGACATCCTCATCACGGGTTCCACTGCACACCAGATGATGAATGATCACTTTTTCTTCCTGTCCCTGTCTGTGTAATCTTTTATTTGCCTGTGTGTATAATTCATAGTTCCAGGTCAGCCCAAACCAGATCACGTGGTTTCCACCTTGCTGCAGGTTCAGTCCATAGGCACTGCTTGCAGGATGTGTCAGTAGAACGTCCACCTCATGCCGGTTCCAGGCATCCTCGTCCTCAATTGTTTTCAGTTCCCTTACCCGAAGTTTTAATTTTTCCAGTGCTTTCAGAATCCGTACCCGGTCATGCTGAAAATTATAAAACACAAGGACGGATTTTCCATTCAGGCTCTCAATCAGTTCAAGGAATGCCTCTATCTTGCATCCGTGGATTTCATGTACTTCATGATCCTCGTCATAAATCGCCCCGTTTGACAGCTGTAGTAATTTATTGCTCAACGCTGCAGCACTGGTAACACTTATCTCCTCTTCGTCTTCCGGAAGAGCCAAAACCATCTTTCTTTCCAGTTCACGGTATGCCTTTTCCGCTTTCACGTCCAATGTGACCGGGATCTGATGGTAAATGATATCCGGAAGCTGCAGGTAGTCTTCCGCTTTCATGCTGATGCAGATATCCGAGATCTTTTCCAGAATGCTCTCTTCCGTTCCTGGTTTTGCCTTGTAGTTATAAATCACATTCTGTCCTCTGTCTCCCGGATCAAAATACCGCTCCCGGAACTGGGTATATCTTCGGCCAAGTCTTTCACCGCCGTCCAGTAAAAAGATCTGGCTCCAGAGATCTTCCAGTCCGTTCGGTGAAGGTGTTCCGGTAAGTTCCACCATCCGGTTAATGTGACCACTCATACTTGCCAGTGCTTTGAACCTTTTCGCTTTGTGGCTTTTGAAGGATGAGGACTCATCCACGATCACCATGTCAAACGGCCATGCCTGTTTGTAATAATCCACCAGCCAGCATACGTTTTCCCGATTGATGATATAAATGTCTGCCGGTGTATTCAGTGCCCGGATCCGTTTTATCTGGCTCCCCAAAACCTGGGATACCCGAAGCATCTTTGTATGCTCCCATTTGTCTTTTTCTTTTGTCCAGGTTCCTTCTGCCACTTTCTTCGGCGCAATCACAAGCACCTTCCTCACCAGGAATCGGTTGTATTTTAATTCTTTTACTGCCGTCAGTGTTGTGACGGTCTTTCCAAGTCCCATATCCAGGAACAGCCCGATCTTGTTAATCTCTAAAATTTTTTCGATGCAGTGTGCCTGGTATGCATGCGGTTTAAATTCCATTCCACATCTCCTCCAAAAAATTTTCTACGTCCTTCGTTCCATACAGCACTCTCACATTCTGGCCAAGTTTTTCCAGTCTTGTGATCTGCACTTTCTGCAGACTGGATAATTTTCCCGATTCCGTTTTCAGTTCCACAAACATTGGTGCCGTATCCGGCAGAACCACGATCCGGTCCGGCACGCCATCATTCCCCGGACTGACGAACTTATACGCCCTGCCGCCCATTCTCCGGACACCGTCCACCAGTTTTTTCTCAACCTCGCGTTCAAGCATTTATCGCACCCCCAAATACCAAAACCAGTTTTCCGTAGATTCTCCATCAGCCGTTTGGTGAAATGTTTTTACTCCCAGATTCTTTCTTGCGGTCTTTAACTCTTTGCGGGTAAATCCATTTTTTAACGCCCGTTCCCTTACATCATCGCAGAGTACTGTTCCCTCTGTCTGCAACAATATTTCCAACCATTTCTCGCAATTCATTTCTGCCTCCTGTGTTACTGTTCCTCACGTACACATGTATATGGACCCCTGTATTACGTACGTTATATACGTCATGTACGATTTTTATTATTTATTTTTTTATTCATATATAAATTATGGCAACATTGGTAACATATTATAGAAAACCCTTTATTTATCAGGCTTTCAGCGTTGCTTTGTTTGTTGCCTTTTCTATTTTCTTAGGCAACATTGGCAACGCCCCTATTTTTTGCCCGTTGCCGTGTTGCCGTTAAGTTGCCGTTATTTTTCAAGTATGTCAACACTTCTGGCAACGCGTTCAAACCCTTTTTGGATTCCGTGTGGACCATATCTGCGCTTCGACCGATTTGGTTTCCACCCTTTAATCCCACTGAGTATCTGGTTAATCTCCCTGCTGTCTGTCCGTTTCATATATCTTGCATCACCGCCAAAACACTCCGACCATATCTCTAATGAACATACTTTATCCCTGTCTACAAGCTCCGTTTTTTCGTCCAGATGGAGATTCCCATTCCAAAACTGTTTCCTCTGAAGCAGGCTCATTGAGTCCCAGTTATCCGGTATTTTTCGTTCCAGAAACTCCCGGATAATCCCTTCTTTTCCGGAAGACTCCCTGTGGCTTTCCTGCATCTCCAACGCCATTTCTTCCTCTTCTTTTGACATATACAAGGGCTCTCCCAGTTTCCAGTACATATAGGTTTCCGCCCATATCTGATCCACTTCTCCGGGCAGATCATTCCACACGGATTTCTTAGCCGGATGCACGCCCACATCCACTGGCCAGAACCGGCGGTTTCCAGTCATATCCTTTAAAAATTCCTCTTCATTACTGGTTCCGAAGAATACACAGCGTCTCGGATATTTATTCGTCCTGCGCCCATATGCCGCACGGTAAATGTCGTCTGTCTTGCTGAGAAACTGTTTTACCGCATTGGTTTCCTGCTTGGTCATGGCAGTCAGTTCCCCTACTTCATTGATCCACGTGCCTTGGATCAGCTCCGCGGATTCTTTTCCTTCAAATGAAGTCAGAGAATCCGAAAACCATTCCTTTCCAAGAATGCTCAAAAAGGTGCTTTTTCCGATACCCTGCGGACCTGTAAAGATTGGCATGTAATCATATTTCACTGCTCCGATCACAGCCCTCGCAACTGCAGCACACAGAGATTTCCGTATAACCGCCTGCGTATAAAGATTATTTTCTGCCCCCAGATAATCGGAAAGCAGTGTATTTACCCGCCTTACCCCATCCCAGGTAAGACTTTTCAAATATTCTTTCACATCATTGATTTTGTTCTTACTACTCACGATCAGGAGCGCACTGTCCAGCTTATCCCTGCCGGTAATACCGTAGAATAATTCCATA